ATAATCTCATAGTCATTATATCTAATTCCGAATCCAGTGAACGTTTTTTAGGTTTTTTAGTAAATTCGGTTTTCTTTTTTTGTTCCTTCAATTCGACATTACCGTATATTTCTTCTTTTCCATCCATTACATTCAAAATTGTCGCCAACTGCGTATATGTAGCTTCATAATTTTCGTCAACTGAATCATATTTTTTAAGTTGTTCCGTATAATTGTCATAATTAGATTTACTAAGCGTAATCATGCAAAAGATGTTTTCCCACAAATTAGAATGACCAAAGAAAACATCAGTTACTTTATACCTAGTAACATCACGCACCGTTTCAATAATATCTCCTATTTGTGGTTTTCTACCTAACTTTTCTTCGAGTTCATCAACATGAATATAAATTTGTTGATCACTCCCTAAAGGCATAATAACACCCCATTTAGACAGATCCATTTGATATTCTTGTGGCGTCCATGTAGCTATCATAGCAATAGGTGCTAATAATTCAACTTCAGTATGATCACCCAAAATATTGTCATAATCCAACCTCTTATCCCTATCAATAGAATCAACGTCAATTGGGAAATATTTTATCGGTGCACCATTCAAACGCATCTTTTCTCTTGCTATTCTTTTAATGAATTTTATGTCTTTTAATTTTGCATTTTTAGTACCATCGTGGACTTTCAAACTATCCGGACCGGACTCATTCAACGTCTGAGTTAGTTTAAACTCAGACGGCATTATCTCATCAAAAAATGCATTACGATTCATAAAAATTCCCTTAATTAATACAATTATTTATTTATTCTAAATTTTCTTCTTTCCATTCAAAGACAAAAACTTTCACTGCAACAAATACAAAAAGTTTCAAATATTAAAAAGTAAGACAAAAAAAAGGTTGGAAAAACCAACCTTTTTGACTTTTTATAGTATTATCTATTCAAATTAGAAACTAACGTGAACTTTACCATAGTATGCATCTGCGCCCATTATGTTGTCCGCAAGACCATAACGTGTTGAAATCATAACACGTGGCATAAATGAATTACCATCTAAGATTGTTGGACTAACTTCTAAAGGAACATACGGCATATAAATGATACCAGCGTCAGTTTCAGAAGGACCTTTATAACCCATTAAGATGTCATCAGATGTTTTAATAATATCTGTAAATACTTTGAATCTACCTTCAATAATACCAGCTAAACCAACGTTTGTTGGATCAACATAAGATGAAGTAGTTGGAGCGAAATTGAATGATTTTAAAGTTTGTAAAATTGTTAAAACATTAGGATTAACAATCATCCAGTTAGCTGCACCGCGTCTTGTTCTAACAGCAATACGATTTGAAACTTCAAGAACTTTAACATAAAGTGCTTGATATTTTTCAGCCATTGAGTTTGTACCAGAAACATTCGCATAATCATAGTTAGCTGTATAACCAACTCTTGATTCAATAGCGGTAATCAATTCACGATCAATATCATTAGCAATAGTTTGTGCTAAAGCAGTAATCATTTCTTTTTCAATATTGATACCCAAAGAAGCTTGTGCATCTTGTGCTGCTTCTAATGACCATTGTGCTGCTAATTTTCTTGTTTTAGCTGTAACAGTAGTTTGTGTGAATTTTAAAGTTGTTTCTCTGAACTGTTCTTGACCGTTAGCAGTAAATGACATTCTTTCAGCATTCGGTACACCAGCTGCTGTGTTACCAGTTGCTAATAATTGTGCATATTGGTTCACACCAGCAACAAATGAAACTTCTGATCCAGCCGGGTAAGTAACTTTAGAACCATCAACAGTTGCTTTTGGTGCATCAGGATCATTAGAAACAATAGCATTATAACGATTAGCTTCTGCATTAGCTATGTTTGGATCAACCAAATCGATAATTGAATCTGAAGCATAAACATGCTTCATAGCCATACATAAACCAGTACGTTCTTTCATAGGTTGAACACCAACCAATTGATCTGCAATTACGTTTGTGAAAATTCGACGGGCTAAAGGTAAAATTAATTTTGGTACTGATTTAATTGCACCAGAGAAAGTAGCCTCATTTAATGATTCAGCATATTTCGCTTGGTTTTCTAACAACACTCTCATGCCATCTTTCTTATTTTCATCAACACCTTCTAAAAATGATTCTACTAACATTCTTGGTTGTACACTTGCCATTTTATATCTCCTTAAAGATTTTTATTTTTTATTATTTCAAATTTATTTATACATATTTTTAAAAAATGTATTGTTTTTTAAGTAAAAAAAGGTTTTTACAAAAAATTATCGTTTAATACCGGCATATTCCAGCAATTCAGCTAATTCATCAGAAGGTTTGACTTCTTTTTTATCAGAATTTCCAGAACTAATTACTGTAGATACTTTTTTACTCGCAGATTCATTCAAAGCTTGCTTAGATGCAACTGTTGTTTTTACTTCACTTTTTGAAAAACCATCATTGAATGTATTAATCACAGTTTCCATCAAATCGTCAATTTGTGATTCCAACTTATCAGATTCAATATTTTCAGCCAATTTTTCCAATGCGCGTTTTTTATCACCGGCAAGTACAGAACCTTTTGATTCTACGATAACTTGTTTTTTCAAACGTTCGACCATAGATTGTGATTCTTCCAATCTAGAATGTTCTCTTTTTAGCATATCTTTATATTGTTCAACCTTAGATTCGGCAGTTTTTTTCATTTCCAGCAATTCTTCAGCTACCTCAGAATCAATATCCCAATATTGTTTTACTAGACCTTTAATAGATTCAAGCAATTCTCTACCTTGAGATTCTTTCATCATTTCTTCTTTATCAGATTTGATTTCAGATAATTCTTGTTCTAAGAAAATTTCAGTTGAAGTAACTAAATTTTCTTTCAATGTTTCAATTCGTTCATCAGCTTCAGAACGCATTCTAAGTTCAGTTCTACGAACAGCTTCGGTAATTTTTTCAGAAACTTCTGAAGATGAACCTCTAATTTCTTCCAATTCATCTTCTAATTCAGTAATTTTAGATTCCATCACATCGAACGCTGTTTCATATTCCTCTAGCTGTTCAACTAAACCATCAATGAATTCTTTATTTGATTCTTGAATCAATTCAAATGCTTCATTAAATTTTTCAACTTTTTCACCAAAATCGGTTTCTACTTCTTCAACCAAACGTTTTTCAGCCTTATCAAGATCCGCATCAGTTACATTGATATATGGGCGTGCTTCCAATTCTTCAACTTTTGATTCTAGCAAATCTATTTCGATAGTAGCTTCATCAAGTTTTACTTTGTAAGATTCTTTTAAAGTTTCATGAAGTTCTTCAAATTTTTCTTTTGCTTTTTCAAAACTTTCTTTAGCAGTTTTTTCCATTTCAGCTCTGATAGCATTTTCTCTACTTACGATTGCTTCTGTTAAGGCCAATTCGATTGATTCTTTAACATCATCTGTTAAAACATCGCTTTCAAGCAATGGTTTTAAGATCTCTTGCATCATTATAATTCTCCTAAAATCTCTTTTTCGTTATTTTGTTTTATTTATAATGGAAATTAAAAAATTCTTTATTTCTTTCTCAAAATAACGTTGGGCTGATTTATCTTCAACTACGGCTTCACTCAAAGAAACAATTTTAGGATTATTGTAAATCGATTCAAATGATTCTCTTAAACTAGTTGGAAAAGCTTCTGGCGCACTAGGTGTAGCTACAATGTCAACCGTTATGAGATTAAAAGATTCAACCAAAGTAATATCATCTTTATAAGACGTTGAACCATTACCTCTTGATGAAACACCAAGTTTAATACCTTCTTTCAATAATGCCTTTACAATTTCACCTTTTGGCGTATCTAAAATTTTTGCTCTTCCAAGAACATTATTGCCATCCCATTTTAAAGTTTCGATAACGTGAGAAACATTATTAAGATTAACGGTCAATGCTTCAGGATGTTCTAACTCACCCAAAACATTATAACCTTTTGACATTTTATCCTGCATTTTTTCTACAGCTTCAATCAAAACAGTTTTAGGATAAACACGACCATTGCCATTTTTCTTTTCAGCTTGCATAAAAATACCTTCAAGAAACCATTGTTTATTATCTTTTGTAGATTCAACAAGCTTCGCTTCAGAAGGATTCAAAGTTTCAATTAATAATATACTCATAATTTACCAACCTCTGTGGTATTCGATGTCATCATTTGGATCAGAATACTCGTTACCATAAACATCTTTGTTTGATAAATATCTTTTTCCAGCCAAATATTCAGCCAATGTAACTTTTAAAGCTTCTCTAGCAGTATCAAAATCGTCGCTAGAAATAGCATCAACCATTTTACGAATATCATCCATAGTTTTTCTCCTAATTTAAAATTCATTCATTAATCTTTATTTATCTTACTTTTTCTTTTGGTTATGTTTTTAAGAAAATTAGAAGCAAAAAAAAAGTGGGAATAAATCCCACTTTTTTCAGAAAAATGTCCGTTAGAATACGTCCGCTTGAGTGTAACTGACAGTTGCTGAACCTGGCGTACCATATGGTTCTGTACTTGCACCTTTATCGTAAGTCCAATCAGGAACATGTGTCGTAAAGTTTGAATATCTAATACCCAAATTAATTGATGATGTTCCAGCATCATCAGAATAATCTAATGTACCAAAATCACAAGTCATCACAACACATCTATCATAATACCAAGCCATTAATAATGTGCCGTCACCAGTTACCTCATCAGAAACGATATTGAAGAAATATCTGTCCGATGATTTAGCATGCAAGTTAGTATCGAAGTTAGCTTGTTTTTGTAACTGCGTTTGGACACCTCTAGTAACACCACCGTCCAAAGCATCATCTAATTCGATAGTCATACTGTCTTGCGTTTTTCTTCCAGCAAAATAAACTTTTGAATTTAATTTTGGAACTTCAACCTCAGCAAATGTAACATTTGGTTTCGTAATAGTTTTAATATGGTGACCAACGTTTTTAAATACGCCAAATCTAACTCTAAATCTATGGATAAGTTTAACTTCCATAGATTCAACCGTGTGAT